GCTGTTCCATTGCCAGTTTTTTCTAGAAGAACCTGCACCCATCTTTATTATCCTACCTTCTTCTCCTAATAATATAGGATATCCATCGTCTCCATCTACTGTGTCAAATATCTTATAAGTTGTTTCCCATAAATCCCATCTTCTTTGTGGTAAATAATAAGACCAACATCTTTTATCTGTACCACTGCTGTCTGTCTTATGGAAAAAGAACAACACACATTGTCTTACTGCATCATAACCAACTACAGCTAAATCTTTTTCTGCATTTGTAATCATATCCCAACCACATTGTGGTTGTTTCTTTATAGTAGTACCTATCTTTTCTATCTTTGGTGATGACTGATAAAAATTATTATAGTCTAACCAAAACAAACCACTAGATGTAGTCTTTAATGCTTTAGGTCCTAGGCAACCTATACCTGCTATGTTTTCTTCTATAACAAGTGTTTCTGGATTAATAATAGCCATCTGGTTTTTACCAAACACATACAGTTTACCAACAAAACTTGCTAACGCAGTAGGTATAAAATCTAGTTGTATAAAATTTTGTGACCAGTTAAATATAGAATACTTACCCGGCTCACTTCTAAACAATACATTTTCACCATCTACAAATTCAGGATGTTTACAATTACCTATAAACATATAACCATTTATAGATGCGTTAACTGTATAGTCTACACCTAAAGAACCTAGTGTTTCTGGTATACCATTTAATGCTTCATAAGATGCACCTCTTGTACCATCATCTTGCACAGTATGTTTATACTTACCACTTTGTAAATAAAACTTATCTATAGGTATTTCTTCTACAAACCTATATAAACCTTCAGGTTCTAAGGATGTGTCAAGTCCATCATCTGCTCTGTACAATATAACAGATGTAATTCTTCTAGATATTTTCTTTTGTTCTCCTACTACAGCTTCTTCGTCTATCTGTATAGGTACTTGCAATCCTTTTGTAAATACACTACCAGCTCCTCCAGTAGGTGTATTAAATGCTTCTACTACATTTATTAAAGCTGACTCTTGAAAACCATCATATAATAAAGAACATTTGTAAAATACTTTTTTAACTAAACCATCGCCTATCCAATCTTTGCCTGAGTTTTCTGTAACAGTATCTATGTCAAACCAAGCTGTATTGCTAGATATATCATTGCTACCTGCACTACCTGTACCTAGTTCTTGTTTTATATACTCATCACCTTCTTCATCTCTTTTTGTTATGTGATTAGTATTTGATGTAGCTGGTACAGAACTAGTAGTCATAGCTGTCATTTGTACCTGTCTATCTGATAACATATAAGGTCTTTCTGTTTCTTCAGAAGGTAAACTAACATTAAGAATGTTTGAAGGAGCTGTGTCTGTTGTTCCAGAACTGTAGTTAGCAAACTGATTATATATAGTACTACCACCTGTATTTGGAAACATACTTAAATGACCACTTTTAGTATCAATATCTTTTATAGTTTTTAACTTAGCTACGTTAGCTTCTCTTCCTATGTAATAAAAACCTATCCTTTGCCCATCTGCTTCTGCATATACCATAGCTTTATCGTTTGCATCTTTACTAGCACTAGAAGCAAATAAAGGTGCGTCAGATGGTGCAGGTACACCACTTACTTGTAAATTAGCACTACTAATACTAGTAGTTGTAGTTCCTTCTGTTTTCATATGTGCCATCATTTCACAAGGATTTCTACCACTACTATCTAACGGCACTGCATAAGTAACCCATTTAAGTTTCCAATATTTGTATCCATCCCACCATAATGGTCTTATAGTAGCTATTTCATAACCACCGTATTCACCTTGTTCAGAATCTTCATATTTAAATATAGGCTGAAGTTTAACTGTTACACCTATGTAAGGATTCTGACCATTAGAATCATAACCTAAATGTATTAGATTACCTCTTTGCATCATAGTAGGATGATTACTACAACCTAATTCTGTTTGACTGCCATCATCACTATTTATTTCTATCCACATATTAGCGGCTTTGTTTTCTCCACTATAACTATTTTTAGGAGACATAGGTATATAGTCTCCACCTTCTATATTACCACCAGAGCTTCCAGAAAATTCTGATTCATTAAAAGATTTAAAGTTTTCTATTTTAAATAAATAACCATCTCTAATGCTATCTTGGTTTGTTGTTCCTCCTGCTGATAAAATTACATCAAAGATTGTATTGCTGTCGTTTATATTGTTTACTCTTGGTATTATAAGAAAGTCACTAAATTTATTTAAAGAAGTGTTGCCAGTAGGTGCTTCTAAATTAAAAGACTTTTGAAAAGTAACTATCTTTCCATCATCACTTATTGTATAAGTTTGCATAAAATTTATGTAACCACCATTAGTTGGCTCCATTAATATTGCTACACCAGTTATCTTACCACTTGTTTGTAAGAAGGGGCATATTCTAATAGCTAGTGGAGTTCCGGGTAATTCTCTTCTATATACTTTACTATTTGCTTTGTCGTATATATAAAAAGCAGACTCATTATCTTCATAGTCAAAACCAACTGATAGTTTTGCATCACTAACACTACTTCCAGAACCTTGTAACTGTACTGCGTCAGTAAATACCTTATGACTTACAGAAGAAACTGATACAGTTTGATAACTTTTTTCTTGTATTCTTTCAAACTCTTCTGCATCGGCTATACCCCATTGATTGTTTTTAACAAAACCAACAACTTGTGAACTTTTTTCTTTACCTATGCCTACATAAGCTAGTTTGTTATTAACCACATAATCTACATAACCAGATTCTTTTGCAGGAATAGGCTGTGTTTGTATTATTGTAGGACTATCTGTATTGTAATTTTCTATGTAAGCAGTTTCTCCTGACCTAGAGTTTATAGCTATTAAATGTTGTTCGTCATCCCTATCCATTGGTATTAATCTATCAAAAGAAGTGCTAGTATCATTAGGTGCTAGTCTGTAATCTGGAGACACAGTAAACTCCCATTTGTCACCAGCTAAATAAGTTCCTAGACTAGACCTAGTAAATGTAACTGACATACCTAAAGTTAACAACTTAGCAGTTTGTGCAGAGTGGTCACTTACTGTAGTTTCAGAACTCCAAGCACCATTACCTTGTTTAGTTTTCCATTTAAAAACTGTACCATTATCATTGTTCATTCTAATCCAGAATATAGTATCTACTGTTCCTGTAAATGTACCTGTTAATGTAGCGTACTGTTTATTGTTTGGAGTGCTAGTATCTATTGCCATAATTAAGCACTCGGTGTTGGAGCTTGATACTCTTGTGCAGGATTTTGAGTTTGATGTCTAGAACCTTGGTCCCAATCAGTTAACACAACATTATTATCAAAACCTGTAAGTTTTAATGCTTTATCATTTGTTATACCTGCTAACTGACCATTAACAGTAGGGTCTATATTTAAAGAATAAGATGCGGCATCTGTAGGGATGTCTCTTTCATCTTCTGGATTAGACATTATTCCTCTATTAAAGGATGGTATTTCAAAGTTAGACTTTGGCATTTAATTCTTTCCCCCATAAGGAAGTTCTCCCGTCAATAATATTGACGATATGCACCGTAAAGTTTCCGTCATCAAAATAATCAACAACAGCAAAAGCGTGTGCCCAATTTGTTTTACGATTACCAAGCCATCCATTAGCTTCATCTGACATATCCTTTAAACATCCTAAACTCCAAGCACTCTTGGGTCCGTCTATATGTGTTACACTGTGCATCTGTAAATCGTGGTGATGTCCATAAATTACATTGCATCCTAGTTTTAATAAGTGGTTCCTTGCGTGTGCAACTCCTCCATAATGATTTCCGTGGTAGTACCATAACCTACCTAGCTTTAAGTACTTTCCGTTTGGGTAGTATTCAAAACCACGTTGTTTAAGTAAGAGTGCGTCTGGGACCGTAAGACCTTGTAGATAGGGGTTTTCTTCAGCAAAGGAGTTAAGCCATTGTTCGTGGTTTCCTTCGCAGAAATGTTTTTCTTTACATCGTACCTTATCAAGGGCTTCATCAATAATATCCATACCCTCATTAACAGCTCCGATGTCTTCATATACTCTCGGCAACTGATACTCCAACGGAGGACGTTTGCGTTTCTTCCATTGCCAGTGTGATACTGAACTAAATTCTCCACTATCTCCGAGGTCAACGTAAAAGTCTGGCTTAATGATGCGAATCGCTTGGCAGACCACATCGATAGCTTGTTTGTCGTGTAACGGAAAATGTTTATCTGGTGTAACGATTCCACGTTTAATTACACCTTTATCTAATTTGGTGGTTGTTGACATATGTTCTCCATCCCCTCAAGGTCTATAAATAACTCTTCAGTTTTTCTTAGATGTTTTACAGTAGTCTGTTTTGTAAAGCGTAGCATTCGTTCACCACAGTCATCACATTCCCAAAATAAGGGTCCTTCATACGCACATAATATTTCTATACCAGTAACATTCTTACTCTTACAATGAGCACACTCGTCAGGCTTTTTACGCCACTTTTTAGTGCCCTTAATGTTAAGGTTGTTGAACATATCTATACCTCTAACGCCCTTCGATACCATCCAAACCAATACTTTTCTAAACTAGGTTTCCTATTTATTAAGTCTGCATAGTATTTAACTCTGTAACTTCTAAGTCTATCTGGTTCTAAACCAGACTTCAAAGCATTACTAATCGTCTGTGGACCTATACCTCCGTCAACTGTGGTCTTTACGCCTTTAGCACTTATTGCCGTTTGCAGTATCTTTACAGCTCTCGACTTACCCATATTAACTACCATATCAAAGTATATCATTCGTAGTTCTTCTGGTATTTTTTTTACTTTAGCTTTTAACCAATAGTCTTTAAAGTATATATCCTCAGCATCTTTTTTAGTTAACTCCTTAATATTAAGATAGGGATATGCTCTTTTACTAATGCCCATATTAGTTTCCCCTCCCGGGTCAACAGGGTCATTAACATACCCCCCTTCGTGTTTAAGGATAATTTTGACTGCGTCCTTAAATTCCATTTACTTTTTAAACATTCCTTCGATAATGTCAGTTACTACATCAACACACTTTTCAAAGAAGATTTGTTCTTTTTCTTCAGAAACAAATGGTATGTCAATTTTTTTATTAATGGCAGATGCAATCTTAGAAGCCATATCTTCGCTTCCTAATTCATCTATCATTTTATCTTTCATAGCATCAGCTTGTTTTTCAGCTAATTCTAACATCATTCCTTTTATGTCCATTACGACTCCTTACGTTGGTTTTTGATTTTTAATATTAAGTAGTATATGTTAATTGCAAACATTATGCACATAAGAACACCAGATATAATATCAGTATAGTATACCATACCTAAACCAGTGCTTATGCCACTAACTTTTAAACTATCCATTATTTTTTCTTTTTGGGTATTCGTTTGGTTTTTCCGTTATGAGTTGTAGCAAGAATGTGAGTAGCTGTCTCACCTTTCTTTTTACCATAATATGTTTTACCTCCAAAAACCCAACTTATAAGACCACCCTTGTAGCCTTTTAGTTTCTTTAATGCCTCTGCTCTTGTCATCTTAACTTCCTTGCTTTACTTACAGCACTAGCTTTTTTTGTAGAACCACAATTACAGTTCCATTTACGTAATGCTTTGTTAATTCTTGAATTTGGGTCTCTAGCTGTCTTAGCACTAGTAAGTCTCCTTTTCATTCCACACATTCTTGCACAGAATGACTTACGTCTAGCTTTAGCTTTACCCTTTGGGTTTTTTTGTGTTACTGGAGCTTTAAGAGTGCCACCCTTATAACTCGCTCTTCCTTTTGCATTTAAGCCTCCACTAGGAGACTTACCTTCTTTTCGTTGCCACGCTGGTGATGCCATTAGTGTTTCCCGTTTATTCTACTTAATGAGCCATCTATACGAGACACTTGATTATCTAAATCATTTATCTCTTTTGTAAGAGCATCAAACTTCCTATCAAGTTTATCATCAGACTGATTCCATCTTCCTATTAGCTTGATAATCATTCCTTCCATATTTTCTAGTGTTTCGCTTTGACCCTTATTTTCTATTTTTAAATTTTCCAATGCTTGAGCTTGTTCACTAGCTCGTTTGTTCATACTGTAAACCATATAGACAAACATAGCTCCGACTACGCCAATCATTCCTGCTTCTGAATATACTGCTAAAAAGTCCATATTTCCCCGGATTATTTATTTTTACGTCCCCATTTAAGAGGATTTAGTTCAAGTGATTGTTTATACCATTTCTCAATCTCTTTAATTTCTGCCTCGTGCTTCGCCTCTAATTTAATAACTCTTTCTGATAATAGTTCAAGTTCTCTTGTAATATTACTAAGTTGCGTTGTAATTCCAACGTACGCATAAACAAGTGTACCTGTAAGCATAAGCAACTGAATGAGCCACTTAATGTTAAGATGGATGCTGAAGTTATCATCAATCCTATCCATCTTGTACGACCTCGCAAGTTTACTCATCCTCTTTAGGTATTTCTAATCCTAAGATTTCCCTCATTTTTTTCCAAATGCTTTGCATATCTTCTAGTTTTATATCACCAAAGTTTTTGCCATCTATTAAGTCGTGAGCTTCTTTGCATTTATCTTCTGCATTTTTTTTCCACGCTTCTAATTCTGCTTTTAACATTATTTAAACCCCGTTACTAATCCGTTAGTTACTTCTACTGACTTTGTGCTACCTTTTGTATTGATAAGAAATGATTGCTTACCAGTAAAGCTACCACTACCTGCTGGTCCAGTTGGTCCCGGTGGTCCGGGAGGTCCTGCTGACCCTGCTGAACCTGTGCTACCAGTTGGTCCGGGAGGTCCCGGAGGTCCTGCTGGTCCAGTGCCACCTGTACTTCCAGTACTTCCTTTTGGTCCGGCTGGTCCGGTAGCACCAGTGTCACCTTTCGGTCCTGCTGGTCCTGCTGGTCCTGTAGGTCCGGGTCCACCATCATCTCCGTCTGCACCTGCTGGTCCTGTTCCACCTGCCGGTCCAGTTGCACCCGTACTACCTTTTGCTCCAGTAGGTCCTGTATCTCCTTTAGGTCCCGTAGGTCCAGTAGGTCCTGCTGGTCCCGGAGGTCCAGCTACCGTACTTGCAGGTCCTGTTGCACCTGTGTTACCAGTATTTCCTTTGTCACCTTTAGGTCCAGTGGGTCCCGTAGGTCCCGTTGGTCCTGTAGGACCCGTAGGTCCTGTTAGTCCAGCTAATTGTGGACCAGTAAAGTTTGCATATACAAATGCAGGTCCGGTAGGACCGGTGGGTCCAGTCGGTCCAGTAGGTCCAGTTCCTCCAGTAGCTCCTTTAGGTCCTGCTGGTCCAGTAGAGCCAGTAGTTCCTTTAGCACCGGCAGGTCCTGTAGGTCCTGCAACTCCTTGTGGACCTTGAGGTCCGGTAGGTCCAGTTGGACCTGTAAGACCTGCTAGTTGAGGTCCTGTAAAATTTGCGTAAACGAATGCAGGTCCAGTAGGTCCTGTAGGTCCTGTACTACCAGTTGAGCCTTTGGGTCCAGCAGGTCCTGTCGGTCCAGTTGGACCAGTCGGTCCGGCTACTGTACTATCAGCACCAGTTGGTCCAGTTGGTCCTGTTGGACCAGTAGCACCTTTAGCACCTGTATCGCCCTTATCTCCCTTTGGACCAGTAGGTCCTGTTGGACCAGCAACTGTACTTGCCGCACCTGTAGGTCCAGTATTACCTGTATTACCCTTTAATCCTTGTGGACCTGTCGGTCCTGTCGGTCCTGTCGGACCGGTTGGTCCCGTAGGACCAGTTAATCCTGCTAACTGAGATGATGTAAAATTTGCATATGTAAAAGCTGGACCTGTTGGACCCGTTGGACCTGTCGGACCTTTAGCTCCGGTTGGACCAGTATTACCCTTGGGTCCTTGTGCACCAGTAGGACCGGTTGGTCCTGCAACAGTAGAATCAGCTCCTGCTGGACCAGTGGCTCCAGTTGGACCTGTGTTTCCTTTTAAACCTTGTGGACCCGTAGGACCAGTTGGACCCGTGGGACCGGTATCTCCGTCATCACCTTTTGCCCCTGTTGGACCGGTAGGACCAACGCTACCAGTTAAACCAGTAGGACCTTTGGCTCCTGTTGGTCCAGTAGGACCTATACCACCAGTCGGACCAGTGGGACCTGTAGGTCCAGTTGGACCGGTATCACCTTTAACACTTAATTCTGCCCAACTATTATTACTACTACTAGGTTCTGAATTACTATTAGCTTTTACACATATCCAAGAACTACCTTTATTATAAACTGCATCATCTACAGAATAACTTGTAGAACTAGACCAATCGTTTCTCCATACTAAACCTTCGGGACCTGTACTACCAGTAGGACCTGTAGGACCAGTACTTCCAGTAGGTCCAGTAGGACCTGTAGGACCGGGAGCACCTGTAGGACCTGTGCTTCCTGCCGCACCGGGACTACCTTTAGCACCTGCAACACCTGTATTACCTTTTGTACCTTGTCTACCACCTGCACCTGTCGAACCTTTAGCACCTGCATTACCTTGTGGACCTGTT